ATGGTGATATATATGGGGATAATTCTCTTACCCCAGGAGAGATTGAAAAACTAAACGAAAGTTTTAAACGTAAATATGGTGTTGTAGGTAAACTTTTTTCAGTCCTTGTTACTACCGCAAATGTAAAATGGGTTCCAATTACGGGCAATTCGGAAGATTTAAAATTATATCAAGAAGATAAAGAGTGTCGCAATACCATCTGCAATTCATTAGGGATAAATCCTAATGTTTTGATATCAGATAGCACATACGACAATCAGAACGGGGCAAAACGAGATGCCTATCAAGACTTGATCATACCTGATTCTGAGAATTATTGCGAAGCCCTAACAAAGGCTATAGTAGGGGATGATGAGATAATTATAAGATTGGATTATTCTCATATATCCGTGCTCCAGGAAGATAAGAAAAGTGCTGCAAGTGCTTTATCTCTTGCTTCTAATGCGGTTCGTAATTTATACAATGATGGTATCATAACATTGTCCGAATCCAGGAAAGAAGTAGCTAATTATATAGATATAGATCCGGACAATCCTGAAGGTGACTTTAAACAAGAATCTCAATCAATAGAAAATAATATACAGAATGGCACACAAACTGAAAAATAAGAAA